CTGTGTTGTTTATTCAAACCAGCCAGGCTGACATGGTGTTACACAATGAGTTTGATACAATTTATCACGAGCACGTTAACTTCTTTAATGTTAACTCAATGAGCCGATTGGCTCAACGTGCAGGGTTAAATTTAGTTGATACAATTAAAACCCCCATACACGGCAACAGTTATATTTTTATTTTAAGCCGGGCCTCTGTTAATAAAAATCGTGTAAAGAATATTATTGACCTTGAAGCCGCATACGGCTTGTTGAACAAGGATACGTATACTCGCTGGGGATCCATAGTTAAGTCTAACATGGATCAATTGATTCAAGTTATTGATCAATATCGAGCAGATGGATATACCTTAGTGGGCTATGGTGCTTCGGCTAAAGGTAATACACTATTAAACTTTGGCAATATCCAATTGGATTTTATTATAGACGACAATCCACTCAAACAAGGCAAATTTACACCCGGTACCGGTTGCGCTATTTTCAGTGTTGATCACTTGAATAATTGTAACTCCGAGAATAAAATACTATTTATATCATTAGCATGGAACTTTTTTAAAGAAATAAAATCTAAAATTCAAAAGGCTAGAAATAATGATAATGATAGATTCCTTAGATATTCCCCAACAGTGGAGGTCACACAATGAAAAATTATCTAGTTAAAGGTTTACACCGTATTGTTAGTACCGAATGGTGGCCAGGCAGCGACCGGTCAACTGAAGAAACCATTGATGGTGATTTATACTACTACTATGAAAAAATGTCCCGGCTCAGCGAAGCCAGTTTCTTTCATTTCCTGCAAGGTGATTGGGAGTATATTAAATTAGAATCAACTGCCACAGATGTCAAGCATGTATTTCGTCAACAGTTCCGTGCCATATGGGATATTTGGTCCGGCGAACCTTGTAACATCTATTATTGTGGCAGTGATGTGCAGGTATTAAAACCGGTTGACGTGTTTGGGCAATACAAACACTTTATGATGTTTAATTATACTGATCCTAAAAGTCTAGATGAAATTGAACATTTTTTAAATGCCGACATACGTTATTTTCCAGCCGAAATGGATCGTAACATGTTTGAAACTGCTCTTGGTAAATTGAGCAACTGCACTGAATGGAATGACGATCAAAGATTGTATAATCATATGGTATGGGATCAAGGACTCGCTCCAGAGCAGGTAATTGACCCCACTATGGCATATCAAGGTCATTGGTTACCCGGCAACGATGAAGCTCAACAATTGTCAGATACATGGAACGGTTGCCGTATAGAAGATGCCAAAGTTGCTCACTGGCATGGAAGTAGACATGCTGGATTGAAATTGCATTTGATGCAAAACATGAATAATGCGCTAAAAATACCCGATGTTCCGGTAAATCCTAGACCATCAAAAATTATAGATATCTCTCATTTGAAATGACAAGTATGATAAAGAACTACTTGGTATGTTCGGTTCGTCCTATATCAGAAAATTGGATGAATCAAGCCAGTTCACAACTGCATTTGGACTATCAAGAAATGTATCGTTTAAGATTGGCCAGTTTTGAACACTTTGTAAAAGAACCATTTGAATCTGTGGTATGGACTGATCCTGCTACCAATAGCGATACTTGCACCTATCAAAATTGGTTAGATATCAAAGAATTATGGCACAAAGAACCTTGCAACATATTTTGGGCAGGAGCTGATACACTTATGATTCAGCCTACAAACTTGTTTTCTGACAGGTTCTCTCAATATCGATTATTCAATTATACTGATCCAAAAAATTATAAAGATTTTGCACACTATTTCAATGATGATATACAATATTATCCACACACCATGTCAGACAATGTATGGAAACTTGGAGAAGAGTTGTTGACTCAAAGAGAAACTCACCCAGACCGTAATTGGGGTTTTGACCAGCTAAGACACAATGCCATGTTCTGGAGTCAAGATATTCCAGACACAGACCGGTGGCATCCAGAAATGGCCTATCAAGCAATGAAGGTAAGAACCATGGATCCAAATATAATAGGTCAGCACAATGTGTGGAATTCTTGGCCTATAGAGCGGGCTCATATACTACATTTTCATGGCAGTCGTGGTAGTCAAGCAGTAATAAACATTATGAGAGAAATTTGCAATCAACTTGGAATTAACATATGAAACAAATATTAGAAGACATTAAAAAATATATTGATGCTAAACAAGCAGACAAAACCTGGGTAGCCGGCAAGGACTTTGTCAACTATGCAGGACCTTATTTTTCATCTGATGAATATATAGCGGCGGCTGAGGCCTTGCTCAATGGCTGGCTTGTTATGGGCAACAAGAGTTTGCAATTTGAACAAAAATTCCCCAAAGAATTTGGTAAGACACGCGGTGTATTAACCAACAGTGGTAGTTCGGCTAACTTGCTTATGATGGCAGCAATGAAAAGCAAACGTGGCTACAACTTTCCACCCGGCACTAAAGTATTGATGCCTATTGCTGGTTTTCCAACAACACTTAATCCCACAATACAAAACGGGTTTACTCCGGTGTTCTGCGACATCGAAATTGATACCTTAAACATCGACTTGGATCAAGCAGAACAGATACTGGCTAACAATCCAGACATTAAAATTATAACCTTCGCGCATGTGTTGGGTAATCCTCCTAACATGGACCGGGTAATGGAACTAGTCAACCGATACAATCTTGTGTTACTTGAAGATTGTTGTGACGGACTTGGTACTACATACGATGGTAAACCTTTGGGTAGCTTTGGTTTAATGGCCAGCTGTAGTTTTTATCCAGCACATCATATGACCATGGGCGAAGGCGGGTTTGTTGCTATGAATGACTCACAACAAGAAATTATTGTGCGTAGCCTACGTGAATGGGGGCGTGGTTGCTATTGTGTAGGACCCGAGGCCAACAAGTTAAAATGTGGTACCTGCGGTAAGAGATTCAATGAGTGGATTCCTGAAATGCCAGATCAGATATTTGATCACAAGTATGTGTATGATGAAATTGGTTATAACTTAAAACCTATTGAACTACAAGCAGCCATGGGACTCGAACAACTTAAGAAATTACCGGAAATACATCAGCTGCGCCAACGCAACTATAATCTATTGTTTGCTATCTATGAAAAGTATGAAGAGTTCTTTCATTTGCCGCGTGCCAGAGATAAAGCAGATGTCAGTTGGTTTGCATTTCCATTGACCATACGTGCGGATGCTCCGTTCTCCCGTATGGATATTGTTGACTATTTAGAAGAAAACTTGATACAAACACGCCCATACTTTGCGGGTAATATCATGTTGCAACCTGCGTATAGTCATTTAATGAATCCTGTGGAGGCACGTGATAACTATCCTGTGGCCACACATACTATGAAGAACACTTACTTTCATGGATGTAGCCCAGTTATTACTACTGAGCAAATTGCCTACATTGGTGAGAAGGTTAATGGATTTATGAGTCTATACCTATGAACGATGTTGAACAAAGAATCATTGATATTAGTTATCGAGAAAAGATTGGGCATCTAAGTTCCAATCTTAATGCAGTTAATATCATTGAAGAAATTTACAAAAATCGACAACCCAACGAGCCTTTTATTTTAAGTTCAGGCCATGCGGCGCTGGCCTGGTATGTGGTGTTGGAAAAATATCTAGGCAAGGATGCCGAACACCTGTTTCACAAACACGGAGTTCATCCACACAGAAATGTAGAGGACGGCTTGCCTTGTAGCTCTGGTAGCCTGGGCATGGGACTTACTGTGGCCTGTGGATATGCCCTAGCCGATCGTAATCGTCGAGTGCATTGTTTAATCAGTGACGGCGAGTGTGGTGAAGGCAGCATATGGGAAGCACTGCGTTTTATCTACGAAGCCCGGTTGGATAATCTGGAAGTATATGTAAACGTCAACGGTATGATTGCCTATGATTTTATTGACAAGGAATATATTATTAATCGTTTACGTGCTTTCTTACCACGTATCAATATACGTGAAACTACGCCACCGGATTGGTCGTTTGCCAAAGGCATACTCACACATTACTATGTATTAAAACCAGAAGATTTGGATCAACTATGAGAAATAGATTTGGTGAACTCATGGCTGACTCATTGGCAGCAGATCCTGATGTATGGTTGTTGTCAGGCGACCTTGGATTTGGTGTGCTGAATCGGTCAAGAGAAGTGGCACCTGACCGTGCTCTTAATGTAGGTGCCGCAGAACAACTAATGTTAGGCACCGCTGTTGGACTTACACATTGTGGCAAGATACCTGTGTGCTACAGCATTACTCCTTTTGTAATCTTTCGCCCGTACGAATGGTTACGCAACTACTTAGATCATGAACTGGCTCCAGTTAAACTAGTGGGTGTAGGCCGTGATCAAGATTACGGCCACTTGGGATTTAGTCACTGGGCCGAAGATGCTGCTCGTGCTGTTGCGGTATTTCCTAATATTAAAATTTATCAACCTAACAGCATAACTGAGCTAGAATCTATGTGGTCAGAGTTTTTGTATAGTGATCAGCCAGCGTATCTAAATGTGAGAAGAACATGACCAACGACAAAATAAATAATCTCATTGAGATTAGAACATCTGATCAGTTGCCAGACTTTGAGCCTATATTTTGGCCCAAATATGATCGAGGTACGTGGTGGGCCATGCATGACTCGCCAGTGACTCTGGAGTTTTTAAAAAAATTAATGGATCATATTCCTAATCGTAATATCATGGTCCAGGCCGGAGGAAACTGTGGCCAATATGTTCGAGAATACGCAAAGTGGTTCAACACCGTATATACATTTGAACCAGATCCACTAAACTTCATGTGCCTTACATTGAACTGCCCTAGGAATGTAATAAAGACTCAAGCATGCCTAGGGAAAGAAAAAATCTTTATAGAATTAGATGCACACGTCAGTGATGATGGTCTAGAAGCAGGTGGCATGCATGTAGGACAAAAAGGCAATATACCCACTGTGCGTATTGATGACATGAATTTGCCCGGATGTGATCTTATTCAGTTGGACATAGAAGGTTATGAATATTTTGCCTTACAAGGTGCTGTCCAAACTATTGAACAATATCATCCTGTAATCATAGTAGAGTGGTTTGACGCATGGTCTGCTAGATACGGTGTTGATAAAACTACGTTTGACAAGTTTCTCAGTGATCAAGGCTATAAAGAAATCATACACGAATATTCTGATACTGTTTACAAATACCAACCATGAAAACTGCGTTAATTACTGGTGCCAATGGATTCATTGGACACTACCTAGTGGAAGAATTTCTTAAGGATTATCGTGTGATCTGTGTGGTTCGCCCTGGATCTACCAACATGATTAGATTAGAAGAATTTGTCAATGATATCGAAATCATTGAACACGATATTAAAAATACTTGTGCTAATCTTCCAAAAGCTGATATTGTATTACATGCAGGAGCCAATCCCAGTGCCGCTGATAGTTTGAGTAATCCTATTGCATCTGTCATGGACAATGTGTTGGGCACACTAAACTTACTGGAACATGCCAGACACACCGGTGTTGAACGATTTGTCTACTATAGTTCAGGAGAAGTATATGGTCCTGTGCCCATTGGTCAAGACAGCCTGGTGAGCGACGCCTACAACAGCAACAGTCCCTATGCGGCCAGCAAAGCAGCCGGTGAAGAACTGTGCCTGGCCTACGCCAATTCATTCGAAGTTCCTGTGAGCATTATACACATCAACAATACCTTTGGTCCACGTTGCCAAAGCAATCGGTTGCCGGTAATCATTATACGAAAATTACTCAACAACGAAACTTTGGATATACACGTGGGTCCTAATGAGTTGATTGGTGGACGTCGTTGGTTTTATGCTGGGGATGTAGCTGGCCATACTCGATTTATATTAGAAACACAATTGACACATTGTGAAAAATGGAACAGCGCCGGAGATAAATTTATCGATAATCTTGAATTTGCCCAACAGATTGCACAGGTAATGGGTCGTAAATTATCCTATCAATTGGTTCCAGTTGATCGGCCTGGGCACGACTTATGCTTTAGTGTTGATCCTAGCCAACTATACCGGCTAGGTTGGCGAGCACCCAACTCTTACCAAGAATGTTTGGCCAAAACTGTCAATTGGTATATCAACAACCCCGAATGGCTCACAAGATAGTTGACAATTGTGGTCATAAATGTTAATATAGTAATATGAAAATACATTATAAAAAACCCAATTTGTTAGATGAAATGAAACGGGCCATGGCTGAAAGCAAAGAACCCATTGATCATTTTGAACTAACTTCAGAAGAATTCAATCAATACTTCACTTTTTTTGATAAATCATTTCTAAGAGATAACAGTGTGCAATACATGTTTAGAAGCATTCCAGTAAAGGTCAACAATGAGTAAATTAAAAATAGCAGAACTATTCTATTCGGTACAAGGCGAAGGACGCTACATGGGGGTACCATCAGTGTTCTTGCGTGTGTTTGGATGCAACTTTAAATGTGCTGGCTTTGGCATGCCACGTGGTGAGTTGAGCAAAGAAGCCGAAGAGCTTGGCGAGGTTGCACACCTATATAACAAATATGAAGAACTGCCATTGGTGAGCACAGGCTGTGACAGCTATGCTTCGTGGCATCCTAGTTTTAAAGATTTGAGTCCAATGCTCACTACAGATGCTATTGTAGAACGTATCATGGAAATACTTCCACACGGTGAATGGCGTGATGAACATTTGGTCATTACCGGAGGCGAACCATTGTTAGGTTGGCAACGTGCTTACCCAGATCTATTAGATCATCCCAAGATGCAGGGTCTCAAAGAAATTACATTTGAAACCAATGGCACTCAAGAGATTAGCAAAGAGTTTGCTTCGTATTTGCATACTTGGGCACATCATCATGATAAAGATTTCTACAGAGAAATTACATTTAGTGTCAGCGCCAAACTTCCATGCAGTGGCGAAAAGTGGGAAGAAGCTATCCTGCCCACGGTGGTTTGTGACTATGAAGAATATGGCACAGCATATTTGAAATTTGTCATTGCCACAGAACAAGACTTTGCGGATGCCGAATGTGCCATTGCTGCATACCGCAAAGAAGGATTTGAAGGACACGTTTATCTAATGCCAGTGGGCGGGGTAGAAACAGTATATGCCATGAACAATCGTAATGTAGCATTGTTGGCAATGAAGCATGGACTAAGATACAGTGATCGCTTACAAGTTCCATTGTTTAAAAACGAGTGGGGGACTTGATGATGAATGTCATAGATAAAAAATGGATATTTCCAACTTGGGCAGTAGCAGTATTGTCAACTTGGTTGTATTTAATTTTAACTGGGCCCGGGTTTGCACTGTATGACACCCACTGGCTCTATGCTGTAATGATGGTGTTTGGAAGTGCGATTGCTGGGTTTACACCCGAAGGTGGTGGTGCTGTGGCATTTCCTATCTTGAGTTTATACTTTAATATTACTCCGCCAGTAGCTAGAGACTTTAGTCTGGCCATACAAAGTATTGGCATGGTGTCAGCGGCCATATGGATTCTCACACGCAAAGGACATGATTTAAAAACATTTAGACACATACCTTTTTATGCGGCGGTGAACATGATTGGATTTGTGTGTATGACTGCTGTAGCCGGAGCCTTTGCTTTCAAAACCATACAGATGTTGTTTGTCAGTTTGGCCTTGGCCTTTATTGTGGCTTATTTGGTCAGCCGCAGTCGCGGCACTGTAGATAACGTAGCACTTTCTGGGACCAGATTTGCGACCTTCACTGTGTTTTCGTTTATAGGTGGTTGTGCCTCGGCCATGTTTGGCACAGGTTCAGACATGTTGATCTACATTGCTTTGACTTGCTATTATGGCATGAAAGAAAAGCTCAGCACCGACATCAGCATTGTGCTCATGGCAGTAATCACAGTATTTGGTATTGCTTATCGTGGCCTATTCTTAGACGCTGTGCATCCAGATGTTTACTTGATGTGGCTAGCGGCAGCACCGGTGGTGTTGTTCTTTGCACCGTTTGGTAATATCCTACTAGGATGGGTTCGAAAAGAAACTATGCTTTATACGGTGTTGGCTATGAATGCAGTGAATTACTTTTACTTTGTTGGTAAAAATGTTGCCTTACTAGTTCCAACTATAATTGCACTGGCATCGTTTACAGCATTGTTTGTTGTAAGTTTTTATGTTAAAAGGGTAAGAAAATAATGACAACATTTACTACGGAAGATAGATTGACATCTGCACCGTTACAAGATCGTATTACCGATTGGATTCGAGATTATGCTGAACAGGCTGGCATGAAAAGTTTAGTAGTGGGCATCAGTGGTGGCATTGATTCGGCTGTGGTCAGTGCGTTATGTGCCAGAACCGGACTTAATACATTTGCTGTGACCATGCCCATACGTCAACGTCCTGAGCTACATGATCTCAGTATACGACAAGGCATTTGGTTGGCACAACACTTTGACAATGTGCGTCACGAAATCATTGACCTGACTAGTACCTTTGACGAGTTTGAACAGCGTCTTACTACCTATCCAAACTTACTGGGTCTGGCCAACAGCCGTAGTCGACTACGTATGGTTGCCTTGTATCAGATTGCACAAAGTGGTAATGGACTAGTGGTGGGCACAGGTAACAAAGTTGAAGACTTTGGTGTGGGATTTTATACCAAGTATGGCGATGGCGGTGTAGACATCAGTCCTATTGCTGACTGCTACAAAACCGAAGTGTGGCAAATGGGTCGTGAGCTAGGTGTGTTACAAGACATTATCGATGCGCCGCCCACTGACGGCCTATGGGATGATGGCCGCACAGATCAAGATCAATTGGGTGGAATGAGCTATGCTGATTTAGAGCTGGCTATGCAACAAGACGAAGACGGAATTTTAGTGAGAAATAGCCTGGAATTAGAACGCTTACAAAAATATCAAGCGATACGTGCCCGTAGCCTACACAAAATGAATCCTATTCCGGTGTTTAAGAAATCTTAATCACCGTTTGAAACACGGATAAATTACTATATCATTTATCTTTAAGGACTTACATGAAAAAAATAGGATTTATTGGCATCGGCAAGTTGGGCTTGGACTGTGCAGAAGTATTTGCTGAAAAGCACGAAGTTCGTGGTTACGACATTCATCCACGGGTTAGCAACAGCGTAAAAGTATGTGACATTGACGAAGTGGTCAACGAAAGCGAATGGATTTTTATTGCTGTTCCTACTCCACATGCCGAAGGTTACGATGGGTCAGTTCCATCCAGTCACATGACTCCTCGAGACTTTGGACATGATGCAGTTATTGATGCTATTAACAAAGTAAACCAACATGCCACTAGCCCTAAAAAAGTAGTGCTGATTAGCACAGTATTGCCTGGTACGACTCGCAACAAGTTTGTTCCTTTGTTGGATAAAAAACATCAGTTTGTTTACAATCCTTATTTGATTGCCATGGGCTCGGTCAAGTGGGACATGGTCAATCCTGAAATGATTATGCTGGGTACTGAAGATGGCAGCCTAACCGGTGTTGCTGGGGAACTGCACGACCTGTATGAAACCATCATGCAGAATAATCCACGCTACGAAATTGGCACCTGGGACGAGTGTGAAGCTATTAAAATCTTCTATAATACATTCATCAGTGCCAAAGTTGGTTTGGTCAATATGATCCAGGACTTTGCTATGAAGATTGGCAATATCAATGTGGATGTTGTGACCAATGCTTTGGCTAGAAGCACCATGCGTATCATGGGTCCTAAATACATGACAGCCGGAATGGGTGATGCAGGTGCTTGCCATCCTAGAGATAACATTGCCTTGCGTTGGTTAGCCGAAGAATACGACATCGGTTACGACTTGTTTGATACTGTAATGCATGCCAGAGAGATCCAAGCAAAGAACTTAGCCTTGTTCTTGGTTGATCAAGCGCAACGACATAGTCTGCCAATTGTGATTCACGGCAAGGCCTACAAGCCCGACGTTGAATATTGTATTGGCAGTTACAGCACCTTGGTGGGATTTTATGTTCGCGAAGCTGGACTGCCTGTAGTATATGTGGATCCGTTAGCCGATGATCGCACCCATTGTTTAGATACAATCGATGGTCCTGCAATATTTTTGTGGGCACACAATAGAAAGATCACTTACGAATATACCGGCAACACACCCGATACACAACCATACTGTAAAATCGAATCCGGTAGTATCATAGTTGATCCATGGCGCAAGTTACCATTTGACATGCCAGGCATTGCTGTGATGCATTATGGCAACACAAGAACCTAACAAGGAATACAATGGGACTATTTGATCGCTTCAAGAAGAAGCCAAATGTGGCGACGCCTAAATCTGAAACCAAACCCAAGAAGGCAGAAAAAACTGCCAAGGAGTTGGCTACAGAAAAAGGCGAGCCGTATGTGACGATTCTCAGTATGGAAGTTGATCCTACAAATATGCAAAATGGTGCGTTTGAACTGGATTGGAATGACAAGTTTGTGGCCAATCTTGTCCGTGCTGGCTATCAAATGAATCCCAAAGATACCGACAGCGACATTGTGGACCGTTGGTTCACTGCGGTATGTCGCAATATTGTGTTGGAGACATATGAGCAATACAAGGCTATGGATCCAGAGCGTGATCGTGTAGTTAAATCACGTAACATTGGTGACGGAAGGTCAGAAGTATCATGATCCTGGCCATTGGCGACAGTAATTTATATCCGGCCTGCACCGAGTCAGAGCAACCAGTGGACCTTGACAATATGATTGTGGTGTTTAGTCGGCAGTTTGCTGAATCATTCAGTTGCTGGGCTAAAAATGGTGCCAGCAACTACTGGATTGAAAATCATATAGATTATTTCTTAGCAGATTCAAGATGGGAACCCAACACAATGTTGTTCATTGGCTGGACCAGTTTTGAACGAGAAGAATGGCCTTGGTTATATAACAATATTAGTGTATGCGGTGGTCCTGACTTTGGCATGCCCGAACCAATGAAGGCCAGATTTAACCAATGGAAAACCACACTGACCGGCGACTACTATCGTCGAATGACACAGTTATGGCACGATAGAATACATGCTATGCATTTAAAGTTGCGTGAGCGTGGCGTACCACACCTGTTTTGGACTACCTATAACAACTTCGACACTATCGCTAATCAACAAGAATGGCATGGAAACTTTTACAAGCCCTACGATGCCGACGGGTGCATGGCCAAATATTTCGAATCAAACAATATATTAGCAAACAAAGGTGACCCATTTCACTATGGTGCAGCCGCTCAAGCAGCCTGGGGCACTGAATTAAGTCTCCATGCTCGAAAATTCGTTCTATGATTTTGTATGTCAACGGTGACAGTCATACTGCTGGCGCCGAAGCAGTAAATGCTCATGCATTTGCTGAAGACGATCCTAAATTATATTACCTAGGACGCCTACCGCATCCAGAAAATCTTCAAGTCACCTGGGGAAAGCTGTTGAGTCTTGCCCTTAATGCTGGATTTCAATGCGAGGCCGAAAGTGCCAGTTCAAATGCTAGAATATTAAGAACTACCCGTGCTTGGCTTGCAGAACAAAAAAATAATCTACAAAATATTCTAGTTGTTATTCAATGGTCAACGTGGGAGCGCGAAGAATGGTTGTATAATGGCATTTATTATCAAGTCAACGGCAGTGGAATTGATCAAGTTCCACCCGAAGCTGCTGAACGGTATCGCAACTATGTTGTCGGGCTCGATTGGCGACAAAAAATACAAACCGCACACGATGAAATTTGGATGTTTCATCAAGAACTTGTGTCTCAAGGTATTCCTCATATTTTCTTCAACGGTAATAGTGATTTTTCATCCATCCAAGATCAAAAGGATTGGGGCGTTAATTATATTGGACCTTATGATCCAACCAGCACATATCATGCTCAATTACAGGCTGCAGCAATCGAAACAGTCATGCCTGATTCATATCATTATGGACGGGATGGACATGCATGGTGGTTCAAACACCTGCTCAAATACATAATGTCCAATCAGTTTGTATGATATTCAAAACAAGAAATATTCCAAAACAAGTCAGCACAGTTTATAATTTTGGAATTAAAAAATTGATTGTAAGTGGTTGCAGTTACACTTACAATCAACTTGAAAATGTCGCAGACACTTGGCCGTATTATCTAAGAGACCTTGGTGGGTTTGAACAAGTTTTGGACAGCTCTTTGCCGGGTGCTGGCAACAGTCATATTTCAAATTCATTGATTTGGGGGTTAGAAATAGATCGACCAGATCCGGCCACAAGTCTGGTAATAGTAATGTGGTCTGGACACGACAGAGATGATTATATAGTGCCCAAGGACTATATCAACGAACATTCATATCAATTTTATTATACTCAAAGCGTGATGTCGGCTATCAACAAGGCAGCTGACAATCACAGTGTTCAAGAAGAATTAAAGACGTTTGCTTTGGCAAAAAACAATGAATCTAGAGCTGTAGAGAGTTATCTTAACATGGTTAAAACCTACCAGTATCTAAAATCATTGAATTATAGGTTTTTATTTTTAAACTTTATAGACACAAAAAATCCAGTGGGCGGTACCAATTCTTTTGAAATTAGAAAATATTTGCCAAAATCAGCACAGCAAAAATACAATTCAATGATCACTGATATCATGGATCCTTATCATTTTTCGGTCAGATACAATCTATTGTCCGACGACAATTTTCATCCTAATGAATACGGGCAGTTACGGTGGACCAGATCGGTATTGATGCCATATTTACAAACCGTAATTGTTTGACAACTTAGTCAATATCTGCTATACTAGCAGTATGAAATATGTTCTTATTGATACAGCTAATATGTTCTTTCGTGCCAGGCACGGTGCTTTTCGTGCCAGTGACACGTGGGAAAAAATTGGATTTGCCCTCCATGTGACCCTGATGAGTGCTAACAAAGTGGCTCGACGCTTTGAAGCAGATCACGTGGTTTTTGCACTGGAGGGGCGTAGCTGGCGCAAAGACTACTACAAACCCTACAAAAATAACCGTGCTGTGGCCAGGGCGGCGCTGACAGAAGCACAGGCAGACGAAGATAAGATGTTCTGGGAAACTTATGATAATCTGACTAAATACTTGAGTGAAAGGACTAATTGCTCAGTTGTAAGATGTCCTACAGCAGAAGGCGACGATATCATTGCTCGCTGGATCGCACTACACCCTCAAGACGAACATATTGTTATCAGTAGCGATACCGACTTTGTTCAATTAATCGCACCCAATGTCACACAATACAATGGTATCACAGACGAACTAATTACCATACAAGGAATTTTTGATGCTAAAGGTAAACTGGTCATTGATAAAAAAACCAAAGAAGCAAAAACAATACCCGATCCGGAGTGGTTACTTTTTGAAAAGTGTATGCGAGGAGACAGCTCAGACAATGTGTTTTCGGCTTATCCGGGTGTTCGAACTAAAGGAACAAAAAATAAAGTTGGTCTCCAAGAGGCGTTTGAAGATCGTAAGACTCGCGGATATAATTGGAATAACATGATGTTACAACGCTGGTCTGACCCAGATGGTGTAGAGCACAGAGTATTAGATGATTACGAACGTAATCGAGAACTAATTGATTTAACCGCACAACCCCAACCTATTAAAGATACAGTAGATGCTGCCATACGTGAGCAGATCAGTCACAAAGACATTGGACAAGTGGGTGTGCGTTTCATGCAGTTCTGTGGCAAATATGAATTGAACAAATGCAGTGAATCGGCAGATAGTTTCGGTCGTTGGATGAACGAAACATACAAAGGTGTATTGAATACTTAAAAAGGAGTCATTGATATGGCATTAATAGCAAAACCCGTGGTGGACAAACAATTTTGGATACTACAAGAAAATAATCAAAAGGTCGGCAACATTGAGGCATGTGCTGGAGGATATCAAGTAAAGATCAACAATCAGATCGCACAATACAAAACTATAAAGTTGGCGGCTCGCAATGCCAATATTATATTTGAGCCAGCAATAAAAATTACTAAACCCAAGATACATGTAGATCATGTGCATGGATATCCAGTTGCTGGCCGTGTGTGCAATCCCATGTGGGACGTTAGTCAACACTTGCCTGTGTATACCAAAACAAACAAAAGCAAGAGTTGGTTTAGTGCAGGTTGGTATAATGTTCGTAAAGGTCGTAATTGGCGAACCGTGTTGGCACCCAAGTTAATTGTGTTGCAACGCTATCCATATCAAGGTCCATACTATTCAGAACAACAAGCGCATGACAATTCATCTCAGTAAGTTTATAGAGCGTGTTCAAGGTCAGCAAGCTCGAGGTTCTCGAGATTTTATTATGAGTTTAAAAGATGCACAAGATTTACACGCTGATATTACCAGACTGTTATTAGAACTTCAGGCTTTACGTGAACATACAGTCGCAACCCTACAAAAAGACACAGAAACAATTACAGTAAAAATGGACGGTGGAACATTCTAAAACTACCTATATTTCTAGATAAATAAAATATAGGAGTTTAATGAAATGAGTCGTCCAAAACCCAATGTATTGATCGAGCACACAAACAAGTCCACTTATAAAAGTGAACAAGTTTTGGCTTCGGAGGGCGTATGGGCAGTGTTCTATGATGCCAAACCTATCAATCTCAAAACATCAAACCTATTGGTTCAATACCCAGGACCAAAATACAAAAAGGTTTCATTCTCAAATCCAGGTCATGCCAAGAACCTGGCAAAAAAATTAAACACACAATTTAAAACTGAAAAGTTTACTGTGGTGTTGTTGACCGCAGGCAATCAAATTTATCCTTGATGTGCGCGACAAACGTAAACTCATAGAAGAACTAATTGCACTCCTTCCAGAGGAGGATCGCATTGGTTTAAAATTTGCCATGAGTGCTTGGTGGTTTAATTTACGACGTAACGGTGGTATGAGATTAACCAGTACCGGATATCAAACACTAACCGAAGACCTAGATCTAGAACACTACTCGTACAGCATCGATGATCCACACACGTTTAACAAACAACTGATTCTAAAATTAGACCGTAAAATGCAAATGCCCTACTATATTCATGCAGTAAAAGGTATACCTAAACGGATCGTATTTTTTGGTAGTCAAGAAGCAGTCATGGTAAATTTATACGGAAATCTTGAACAATTTCTTGACAACTACAAACCCTAATGTTATACTGTGTATCAGGGCCAGTAGCTTAGTGTCCCAAAGCAGTGTTCTCATAAAGCATTGATCGTGGGTTAGAATCCCACCTGGCCCACCAAACACGCTAAATAGTATGCGTACGAGGCAATCTCGAGATTGACAACAATGTTGTAAAAGGCTATAATTAGCACTCACGTTTATTTAAAAGGAAGTAGTAATATGGTAGTAGGTAAAGTAAAATGGTTTAATGATGCAAAAGGTTTTGGATTCATTACACCAGATGATGGAGGCGAAGATGTATTTGCACATTTTTCAGCAATTAATATTAATGGATTTAAAACATTAAAGGAAAACCAAGTGGTAAAATTTGACTTGGTTCAAGGCCCTAAGGGCAAGCAGGCATCAAACATTGTGCCAGCATAAGTAATACTATTATAAAAAGGAGTTTTTAAATGGCTTATATTTCAATGATAACTGACCCGCGCGAGCTAACCGAAGCTGAGGGAGAACAGTTGACTACCTACATAACCGCACAAGTAACTGCAGGAACCACAAATGGCAACTTGTATACTTGGGCCTTAGCAGTTGTTCCAGGTCCTGACCCTGCGCCAGCTGGCAGTCAGAATGTCAGAATGTGGAGCACCAGTGAAAGTGCCACTGGTTACCAGACTATCTTAGCAGGATTTAGTCCTGCAGTATCTGTTTCAGTGTATTAAAGAATTGTTGTAATTCCTTCAAAAAGAAGGCAGCTCGGACGGGGGTTCGATTCCCCCCGGGTCCACCATAAGCACATAGTTGTCCTAGATGAAAGAAACCTCTTAGGGCTCTAGTGGGGATTGTGTGTTTTTGATGGGCCCGACCGGTTTCGACGGGGTGAGATATTGGCGACGGCAACACGGTAGGCGATGACCGTAAATCAAGCAAATCTAGTAAATGCAAACGCATCTACAGGCGAAGTAACTGTAAGTGGTAAGAACGTCAAGTTCTCTGCTCGCACAGTGAAAGCCGAATCTTTCGCAGTTTAATCACCGCGATAGGGCAGGAAATGCCTCGTAACAGAAACCACCAAAAACCCGCTTCGGCGGGTTTCTTTTTGACCACGTAAAAATTACTATCTATTAGTAAAACTACTAAATAATATGTTGGACAATCGTCCACATTCTTATAAGGAAAAACTAATGAAGAAAATTTTAGCAATCTTGGCCGTGGCCATTTCTGGTACTGCATTTGCAGCCGACAGTGTCACTGTCGAAAGTCAGCGCATCAACAACGCAGGTGCTGCCGCACAACAGCAATATGTGTTGGGTGTAAAGAAAGAATTCAGCGGTTTCGCTGGTGATTTGGCATTTTCAAATGCACAAACAGAAGGTACCAATGCCTTGAGCACTCGTCTCGAAGCAGGCGCAACAGTGGCTGGTCCAGTTGGTTTGTATGTGCGTGCCGCAACAGGTCAAAAGTATAGTAATACTACCGACTTCTCATACTACTCCATTGAGCCAGGTATTGCAGCCGCAGTTCCAGGTGTTGCAGGTTTAACTGCCAAAGTTGGTTACCGTTGGAGAAGTGCGTATGATAGCGCAAACAACGACCAAACACACACAGCCCGTTACTCATTGGCTTATGCTTTGAGCAAGAACGACACTGTTGCTGTTAAGTATGACCGTGTTCAAGGTGACAGCAACCAAAAGGTTGTTGCAGTAGCATACACACGCGGTTTTTAATCAGAAACTTCTATGTAAAGTAAAAGGCACTCAGGTGCCTTTTTTAATGATTAGCAGAATGGCAAAATTAATAGTATGCGGGTGTAGTTTAAGTTCCGACAGCGTTGACCTTCCTGGAACCGGTTACGGACATCAAACAGCACAACGTTTAGGATGGGACGTAGAAATTTTAGCACGGCCGGGATGTAGCAATGGTGGTATCCGTATACAAATAGATGAAGCACTACGCCAACAGCCTGATTTTGTCATTGTGGCACCAACATTTTGTGATCGTGTAGAGATTCCTGCTGCCACTGGACGTGGCTACGATAAAACAGCCGGTATTGATAATGTTAACTATGGCACGAATTCATATCGCATGATTTGTGAAAATATAACTACGTTGGTCGGGAATTATAACAATCCATATCGCGTAGGTGAAATAGATAAAAATACACAAGAGGCAATTCGACAATACATTAATTACATGTATGATGTCAATTGGAAGCGCCAACAAGATGAATGGATCATACGTGATGGCATTATGCAGTTGTTCTATGCTGGCATTCCTTTTCTACTTGTTGCTGGCCCTCTCTGGAATACTGGAAATATACGTCAGGCAATGCCCAAGGTCATAGAGGATCAATACTTGACAATGAATTATCGAGAAACAACCGATTATGCAATAACCAATTGGCCATTCGAAGGTATAGACCCTGGATATCACGGTAGTCCTATTGGCCAGGAATATCTTGCAGAAATTTACGCCAACAAGATACGCAATTGGCAATATACCAGTTGACAAATCATAAATAATCATATATAATACTACTATGAAGACTAATAAATTACATCTTTCTTTGACAAACAGCCCGATTGTAGGCTATGCCGATCTGTGGTCATTAGAGTGCGGAGATGTAGTTTGGGGTTCCGAATAGAATAAACACTAATTTTTATTTAAAAACCCCGAAACTAAACATTCCGGGGTTTTTTATTGGAAGAAAAATATGGAAAATAAAATGCAAGATAAAATTTTTTTAGCACCCGAAGAGCGTGTGGCCTTAATTGAACGCAAGCTCGAACGTGCCCGTGTGCAAGTTGATGCAATGATAGCTCAAATGGAAGCAGTAAAAAAAGTAAAGAACAATGAACAAACTAATTCGTGATGGCAAAGTTGCTGTGTTGGTATCACCCGGTTATGGTGCTGGTTGGTACAGCTGGCACGGCAATGAGGAATTGCTTTACGATCCTAGTATTGCGGAATGGGTTGAACAACAAGCGTTTGATAAAGTTCTTACCTATATGGAATTAAAGCATCCAGATGTTTATTGCGGAGGATTAGAAGACTTAGAGGTCAATTGGGTGCCAGCAGGAGATCGTTTCCGTATTGATGAACACGACGGAGCAGAAAGTTTGGTGCTTGAAACAAATGAACGTTGGCTAACTGCTTGATGATAATACAAAAGTATTACAAACAATTTGGTTGACCCCGAATAGCCATTTTGCTATAATAGAGTAACAGTTAGAAGAAAGGAGGGCATGATGCCTAGTGTATTTTTAGTAAGCGACACGCATTTCGGACATACCGGCGTCTGCCGCTTCACCCGTAATGACGGTGTTACAAAGTTAAGGCCGTGGGATAGTCCTGAAGAAATGGACGAAGCCATGGTCAAGGCCTGGAACGAACGTGTAAAACCCACTGACAAGGTCTACCATTTGGGTGACGTTGTGATCAATCGCAAGGCCTTGGGTATTATGCATAGATTGAACGGTGATAAGGTGTTGATCCGTGGTAATCATGACATCTTCAAAGATGCTGACTATCGTGAACATTTTCGTGAACTTCGTGCATACCATGTGATGAATGGAATGATCTTGAGTCACATTCCTGTTCACGCAGAAAGTCTTGGTCGTTTTGGTGTCAACATTCACGGACACTTGCATGCCAACCGTGTTAAGAAGGCACGTGGTGTTGATGCTAGAACCGGTGAAGTTTTATATAGTGATGAGAACGACGTTCGTTATCATTGTGTCTGTGTAGAACAGACTGATTTTGCACCCATCTTGTTTGAAGACGTGATCAAGCGAATTGAAGCAGAAGGTGGTGAAGTAGGTTTTAGGAACGGAAATGGTCCTACTATGTAGTTTTTGTATCCCTGATGTAATGGCAGCATAGCGGTCTCCAAAACCGTTTGT